AAATTGAGCGCATGAAGGCTGAAGTTGCCATGTTGTTGGCAAATTTGGATAGGGCATCGTCCCGCGCCGCTTCCTTAGAAACAATAGAAAGAGCAATATAGATTTGTGGTATAAACCACACAACCTTACCAGTTAGGTTTTAACTGGGTAAAAATCTTGAGGAAACTCATGTCAAGTGAAAAAGAAGCCGGTCAAGTATTGACTAGCGAGAATGCAGCAGATTTTTATGCGACCAAAATGAATTTAGCCGGTCAAGCGCCTGCCGAGGCTGAAGTTGAGGATTCTCCTTCAGAGCCGACAGATAACGATGACAGGAGTGAATCAGGAGCAGAAAAGGAAGCGAAATCGACAGAGGAACGGAAACAAAATCCGAAACTTGAAAAGCGGTTTTCAGAGATAACCAAGCAGCGCGAACAGGCCCGCCAAGAAGCGGCGCAGGAACGTGAAGTAAGGCAAAGGCTAGAGACTGAGTTAGCGGCTATAAAGCAGCAGCAGCAACCCCAACAGGTTAAAGCGGCTGACGAAAAGCCTCAACCGAGTCAATTTACGGATGCTTTTGAATACGCAGAAGCATTGGCAGATTGGTCGGCTGAGCAGGCATTGGTTAGGCGAGATCGTGAAGATGTGGAGCGCAGGGCAGACGAAGCGCGGCAGAAAGTAATTTCTACCTGGGCGCAGAAGGTTGCAACAGCGAAGGCCGATATTCCCGATTTTGATGACATGGTGGCCTCAAGTGGTGTTGCGGTAAGCGACCCCATTCGTGATGCCATTTTGGAAAGTGACGTAGGCCCACAAATCCTATACCACTTAGCCAAAGAGGACGATCTTGCAAAGAAGATTGCTTCAATGTCGCCATTTGCTGCGCTACGCGAGATTGGAAAGTTGGAAGCAAAGTTTGAGAAGCAACCTGAGACTAAGCAGAGTAATCCTGTCGGTAAGAGTAAAGCACCACCACCGATCAGCCCGATTCGGAATGCTGGAAACGCTAACCAAGTAGAAATTGGCTCAGACGGTCAGTTTCACGGAAGTTATCAGGCGTGGAAAGCGGCTCGCAAGGCTGGTCGAATTCGATAGTTTTTATTTTTAAGGAAAAATCATGGCAAATAATTTGCTAACCATTTCCAAGATCACCAACGAAGCGCTGATGGTCTTGGAGAACGAACTTACTTTCACAAGTGAAGTAGATCGCAACTACGACGACCAATTTGCCGTTGTTGGTGCGAAAATCGGTAACACCGTGAACGTCCGTAAACCTGGTCGTTTTATTGGTACAACTGGCCCCGCCTTGAACGTTGAAGATTTCAACGAGACATCGGTTCCTGTTACCTTGTCCACTCAGTTCCACGTTGATACTCAGTTCACCACTCAGGACTTGGCTCTGTCTCTGGATATGTTCTCGGATCGTGTGCTCAAGCCCGCCGTTGCTGCAATCGCCAATAAGATTGACCGCGATGGTATGGTTATGGCTAATCTAAACACCGCGAACATCGTCGGCACTGCCGGTACGCCCCCCACTGGTTTGATTACTTATCTGACCGCTGGTGCATACTTGGACAGTGAAGGCGCTCCCCGTGACGGTCGCCGTTCGGTCATCATTGAGCCGTTTACCTCTGCAACTATCGTTGACAGCCTCAAGGGTCTATTTGTGCCCCAAGAAGCCATTGGCGAACAGTATCGCAAGGGTTTGATGGGTCGTGATTCGGCTGGATGCAACTGGAAACTGGATCAGAACGTTGTTAGCCAAACCTTTGGTTCGTGGTCTGCAAACACCATTGCAATCAACGTAACCACGGCAACCGGCTTCCTGACTTCTGGTTGGTCGCAATTCTCGACTATTTCTTTGGCTGCATCGTCTGCCTCTACGCTCAATGCTGGTGACGTGTTCACCATCCCTGGCGTGTTTGCAGTCAACCCACAGAATCGTCAGTCTTACGGCAAACTGCGTAACTTTGTTGTGATGGCTACGACTTCTGTCGGAACTGGCGCAACATCGGTACAAGTTAGCCCCGCTATCATTACCGCTGGTCAATTTCAAAACGTCAGCATCACTTCTAGCGGTTCGCAAAACATTACGGCGTTTAACAACACCGGCGTGGCTTCCCCGCAAAATATGATGATGCACCGCAATGCCTTCACCTTGGCAGTCGCGGACTTGGAACTGCCTGATGGCGTTCACTTTGCTGGTCGTGCAAGCGATAAGGAAATTGGTCTGTCTATGCGTGTTGTGCGTCAGTACACCATTAACAACGACTCGATTCCCACCCGTCTTGACGTTCTTTATGGCTGGGCTCCACTCTATCCTGAGTTGGCCTGCCGTATCGCCTCCTAATTGGACAGGGGGGGAGAAATCCTCCCCGTTCATTAACTTTTTTTAAGGAAACTTATCATGGCAAATCCAGGCCCAGCAACGACAGTATCGTCGCATCCCCAAGGCATCACCACTACTCAGGCTTTGCGTCTGTTGACTGTGTACAAAGGTGTATCCGTTACCGCAGTTGGCGAAACAGTATTGCCTATCATCAATAGCACCAGCTATTCGGTGAAAGATATTGTTATTACCAATGCCAACAATGCAGGCACATCCATCGATGCTTCTGCAACGGTGTTTACCCTGTATACCGGCTCTGCTGGTGCTGGTACAGGCATCAAGACCACCACAACCTTGACTTCTAATACAAGCGCAAGCGTCGTGAATGATCTGTCGCCCACTACCACCGCCGCACAAACGGCTCAAAACTTGTATTTCCGCGTGACTACTGCTTCCAGCAATGCTGGAACTGTGGACGTGTATGTTTACGGTTTTGATTTTAGCTAAACGCTAAATAATGGAAAAAGCCACTTCTTAACAGGGGTGGCTTTTTTTCATTTAAGATTACAATCACTTACCTTTTCAAAGGAAATCAAAATGTCAAATTCACAAGCAATTGGCGCAGCATATCTTGACCAAGATATCATTGATGCCAACTATTCTTTGGTTAATGCGGTAACAGGCCAAATTGGTTACACCACAGGCAGCCCAACAACCGCAGTTAGTTCTGTTACCCAAGCAACTAGCAAGTCAACGGGCGTAACCATCAACGCAGCAGCAGGACAAATTGTTACAAACAATGCGGCCCTAGCAGCAGGCGCTGAAGTTGCATTTGTAGTCACAAACAGCGCAGTAAATGCTTATGACATCCCCGTCATTGCATTGGCATCTGGTGCAACTACTGCTGGAACTTACCTTTTGTCGATTGCAGCAGTCGCCAATGGTTCGTTTACTGTTGTGATTTCTAACGCAAGCGCAGGCTCTTTGAGCGAAGCCCTGACACTTAATTTTGGCATCATTCACGTTGCTCAACTTTAATCATGGCTAATACGACTGTCCTGCGAGTGGTTGGTAAAACAACCGCTATTTCTGTGACAGCATCCTCTACATCGGCAACATCTATAGATGACCAAGTAAACGATCAAGTTAACTACGCATCGTTTCTAAACACCGGCTCAGTTGCCGTTGCGGTCAAATTAGGTGATGCCAATGTGGGCGCTGCTGTGTTGCCGGTGTCTGGTACACCTGGCGACTTTTTGCTCCCTGCTGCAATGACATTTCCCATTGTGCTGGCTTGCCCAACTGTCCCTTTCAATGTTCGCATGATTGGTGCAGCGGCTGGCCCTTCACTTGTGTATGTAACACCTGTCGCGGATCAAAGTTAATATGTCTGACCCTGCTAAAACAGTAGACCAAAACATCCTGCCCGTGCAGGCTCTGTTTAACTTGGATAACACATTCAATACGTTTATTGGGCAGGGTCAGCCATTTTCCGCAACAATTAGCCCCGATCAGTCGGGCTTAAACATCACAAGCAGCACGATTAACAGCACAACAATCGGTGCAACAACGCCTTCAACTGGCGTATTTACCAACATTGCGACCACAACGGGCACGATTTCAACCGCCCCATCAAGCGCAAACGATATTGTCAATAAAGCATACGCTGATGCGATTGTTCAAGGGTTAAACCCTAAAAACGCTTGCCAAGCGGGTACGACCATAAACATTACGTTGTCAGGACTTCAGACAATTGACACGGTTTCCGTTGTTGCTGGCGACTATGTTTTAGTAAAAAATCAAAGCGCTGCCGCTGAAAATGGAATTTATGTTGCATCAGCAACAGCGTGGACACGATCCCCGCAAATGGATACATGGGCAGAAGTTCAAGGCGCTTATACCCTTGTCCTTTACGGAAGCCAGGCCACAACTGGATGGGTCTGCACTTCCCCAAAAATTGGAACGATTGGCGTTACCGCGATAACGTGGACGCAATTTAATGCCGCTGGTTCGTACACCGCAGGAACAGGGTTAACCCTTACTGGTAACACTTTTTCCATTACCAACACTGGAGTTACGGCGGCTTCTTACGGTTCTGCTTCAAAAACACTTACGGCAACGGTAAACGCGCAAGGTCAATTAACGTCATTGGCAGACGCAAATATTGCTATTGCAAATACACAAGTTTCGGGGTTGGGCACAATGTCCACCCAAAACGCAAACAATGTGGCAATAACGGGCGGCACGATTACAGGAACGCCGATTAGCGGCTCTACAGTCGGAGGCAGCACTATCACTGCTGCAACTCAATTTAGCGGCCCTGGAACAGGTTTAACGGGCACGGCAGGCGGTTTATCCATCGGTGGCAATGCGGCTACCGCAACGACTGCCACAACCGCAACAACGGCGACCACCGCAACCACCGCGACAAACCTTGCTGGCGGCGCAGCGGGCTCAGTTCCTTATCAATCGGCATCTAGTACAACCGCCATGTTGGGCATTGGTTCAACAGGGCAAATATTGTCTGTAGTTGCTGGCCTGCCTACTTGGACGTCTATTTCGGGTGCAGCGGTAACGTCATTCAGCGCAGGAACAACAGGGTTTACCCCGTCATCGGCAACCAATGGCGCAATCACTCTTGCTGGAACTTTAAACACCAGCAATGGCGGCACGGGCCTGACAACATTTACATCTGGCGGCGCGGTTTACGCTACGTCAACTTCAGCACTGACCACAGGCACTTTGCCGGTCGCATCGGGTGGCACAGGGGTCACATCTAGTACGGGAACGGGCAATGTTGTATTGTCCACCAGCCCCACTTTGGTTACGCCTATTTTGGGTACTCCTACTTCTGCAACCCTGACAAATGCTACGGGTTTACCCTTAACCACAGGCGTAACAGGAACGCTGCCAATTGCAAATGGGGGCACAAATGCTACAGCAACTCCGACTGCGGGCGCGGTTCCATATGGCACGGGTACGGCTTATGCGTTTAGTGCGGTGGGCACATCGGGCCAAGTTTTAACGTCTAATGCCTCGGGTGCGCCTACTTGGTCAACGCCATCGGGCGGCATTGGGATTACGGACGATACGACTACGGCAACTGCGCTTTATCCCTTGTTTTCCACGGCTACAAGCGGCACGGTTACTACTCAATACACCAGTTCCACAAAGTACAAATACACGCCTTCCACCGGCACATTGGTTGCAACGGTATTTAGTGGTTCTGGTGCAAGCCTGACAAACATTCCTAATGGCGCATTGACCAATTCCAGCATTACGGTGGGATCAACTGCAATTAGTCTGGGTGGAACGGCAACCACAATTGCGGGATTGACTTCTGTTACTTCAACCACTTTTGTTGGCGCTTTGACCGGCAATGCTTCTACGGCAACCAGCGCAACAACTGCCACAACCGCAGGAAATGTTAGCGGAACTGTTGCAATTGCAAATGGTGGAACAGGACAAACAACTGCTGCTGCGGCTTTTAATGCACTTTCTCCCATTACCTTAACCGGCGACTTAATACTTGGAACTGGCGTAAATAGTGCAGGTAGACTTGCTATTGGTACAAATGGCTATGTTCTTACGTCTAACGGAACAACTGCTTCTTGGGCTGCTGCTACCGGCGGTGTATCGCAAATTATTGCAGGGACAAACGTAACAATTTCTCCTGCTGGCGGCACTGGCGCAGTTACCGTTAACGCAAGTGGTGGCGCAAGTGCTTACGCTAGAACATCATTTACGGCAACCGCAGGACAAACGGTTTTTACAGTTACTTATGCGGTAGGTTACTTGCAAGTCTATGTAAACGGTGTATTGCTGGCGACTTCTGATTACACCGCAACAAGCGGAACTGATTTTACCCTTGGGGTGGCTTGCGCTGTTGGCGATATTGTTGAGGCATTGGTAATTACAACATCGGTGACCGGCGTAACAACAGGCAAATCAATTGCTATGGCAATGATCTTTGGATATTAAGGAAACAACATGGCTAACCCAAATATTGTTAACGTTACTTCCATTTATGGAAATACGTCATATTTGATTCCAAGCACTACGTCTGCAACAACATGGACTGCGCTTACTCCTGCGGCTGGCACTGTAAACAAAATTGACAACATTGTTGCTTCAAATGTAACGGCCTCAAATGCGACTGTAACCGTTTCAATTAATAGCGCCGTTTCTGGTGGTGGCACGGCATACCGCCTTATTTACCAGTTGCCGGTTCCTATTAATGCCGCTGTCGTTGTTGTTGATAAAAGTACGGCATTTTATTTGGGTGAAGCACAGTCTATTGTTGTAACAGTTGGTACTGCTTCTGCTATTGAACTTACTGCATCTTACGAAGCGATTACCTAATGTCAACGCAGTATCGTGGTTCTGTTCTTTCATCGACAGAACAACCCACTTCAAGTTCCGTTGCTCAAGGGATTTGGAACACTAGCGACATTATGCAAGCGTTACAGGCTTCTACTTGGCCTTTAAATAATATTCCAATGGAATACTTAGTGCTTGCTGGTGGTGGAGCAGGTGCCGCAGGTAACTCGGGAAACGTTGGTAATGGTGGCGGCGGTGCGGGTGGTTTATTGACCAACACTATAAATATAATTCCAGCTAATGCGTATACCTTTACTGTAGGGGCGGGGGCAACAGGAACTGTTGCAGGTCTTGGAAACGTAGCATCAAATGGTTCAAATTCAGTAATTTCTGGCACAGGAATTACCACAATAACTGCACTTGGTGGCGGTAGCGCAATGGGGTATAGAGCAACCGCTAGTTCTTCTAATTCTGGAGGTTCTGGTGGTGGTGGCTCATATAACACGGTTACAGCGGGTTCTGGAACTGCTGGCCCTCCGCGACAAGGTTATAACGGTGGCGCGGGTATCAATTCTGGTACATACGCTGGCGGCGGTGGTGGTGGCGCAGGTGGTGCTGGAGTAGCAGGCTCTGTTAGTGGTAATGG